GGCTATCGCAGGATTAACATTTGGGCTACTTTTCTATCTATTGTAATGCATTTTCTCGTGTTGCACAAGTCATGTCTTCGAAACTTGTGCTAAACCGAAACCTTTAAGTAACTGTGCGAAATACGTATACATATAAAAGCAACGCTTTATATCTATGACTATTGATATTTCATTTGACGCTTTCGACCGCGATTCGGGAAACGGGTCGCGCTCAAACGAGGAGGATTGGCTTGACGAGAACAGCGGCGTTCAGGAAAATAAGTGGACAACTTCGCGAACAACATTTTGGCCAGACTCGACTGACGGGAATGGTAACGATTTGACGAAAGAACAATCGAAGAAATTTTCGCGATTGCGCGAGAAGCACGATAGGTTTGCCGGAGAAGGAGAAAAATACAATCGAAAAACGACGATACGGTATGGTCATATAATGAACGACGTATCGACATTTTGTAACATATGCGAACTTCCTGAGTATCAGGAGGACGCTGTGTCTAACATCATCCGCGAGAGCGACATCTCGTCGAATAACTACGGTGGAAAAAGTTACGAGATTATCATCCTGTCAGTAATGTCGCTTATTGTAGACCGCGACATTGAGTTAGTCGGCGAGTTAGATAACCGACTAATATTACAGGATAATTTTCGCGAGTTGATGGAAACGAATGGCGTCGGCTCGAAGGAGTTGCGACGTGTTCGACAAATGGTTCGCGAGCGCGTAGACTTGCATAAGGATTGGCAAGACGTATAAAAATCGCGCTTCTTGTATATGCAGACTATTCTCGTTTAACGTCGCCGTTTGTGTGAGTATCGAAACAATTTGGGCACACCCAATGTGTACAATTGTTGACACGACGCTCGACCACAGTAATATCTACTTCGGGAACTGTTTCGCCTTCTGGCACAACAGGAAACTCGTCTGACTCAAACATAAATACATACGTTTGTCGCGCTGGCTCATTCCATGTATCGACAAGTCTCGCGTCATCCGGAAGTCCTTCGACAATCGTCATGTCTCCAGTAAAGTACTTCTCAATATTTTCGCCAGTGACTACGACACGCCCAAGGCGTTTCCCTCTCTTCTCATTGGTTGTATCCATACTATACCAATATGCGCGAATTGACTTAACTGTTTCGATTATATAATTTTCGCGCTTCTTGTATGATACATCACTCTCCCCTTATACAAGGCCACATCTACAATAGTAAGATACATCCACCACCACTACTGTGTTATTCCTGCTGTGGGACTATTCCCCTGTGGGAATATCACGACTATATGATATACAATCCTCCCCAATCATTCCTCCTACAGAAATCCCAACCCTTGCGCCCCTTACCCTATATAGAACCTCCATGTATATAAATCTTTCGGTTGTCTGTATGGGCTTCGGACTACTTAAATGCCCCGACGCACATTAGATATAAATGAAACTCTTTATACGGGGAGATACTTATGCCAAACAAGGAACCGAAGGACGACAAATGCTCCGCCAAGGTGCGAAATTTCCCTGACGATTGGGACAATTTTGACGACGATGGGAATGAACTTGGCTACTGCGCGAATCCAGCAGGATTCCGTACAGACCACTCTGGCGATGGTCGATGCTACCTTCACGGTGGTTGTACGCCAAAGGGTCTGACGAATGCCGAGACACACGGTTTGTACACCAAGCGTCAAAATTATTACGAGAATCGCTCGGACGCAGAGCAGATGTGGATGGATGCAGTAGTGGAATCGTTGCTTGACGATATGCCGGGAGGTGGCGACCCGTCCTTTGCGAAGTTGCAGATGGTTCGCAACATTGCGATTGATATGCACAAGACAAAGCGTGCGAACGATTACGTCGATGACATTGGTGTTGTTCATAAGGACAAGACTGTTGGATATACCGACGACGGTCGTCCAATTAAGGAAGACCAAGAGAATGCGCTCAATATTGCGTATGACCGACTTACTCGAACGCTGACGCGACAGTGTAAGGAACTCGGCATCCTCGACTCTCCGGAGAAGCAGAACGCTGATGCGAAGCAGAATATTGCCGACGAGTTGGCGGCACTTCGCGCAGCGCGAGAAGAATAATGAAAGTAGAGAACTTCAGTGGTGGCTACCTTCGAGCGAAAATGAAGATTGTGCCATACGAAGATGGGCCGGTAATGGAATCCGAGACGTTTGAGTTTATCAATCGTCAATTTTATTCTCGAAGTGGCTGCTTTCCGATATTTCGGCTCGGACTTAACGGCAATCCGTATTTCGAAGTAGACACGGAGTTCTCGATACCCGCAGATAAGATTGGGATACCTCGTGAGTGGTTCGGAGATAACAAAATCTCGGACGACGATGAATTTAAGGATGTCTACATCCTGAAGCCAGCGCACGCCGATATTTTGCGCGAAGCGACAACTTTGTCGAAACGCTTTGGCGGAGGAGACGAGTAATATGTCAAGTGCAGAATCTGTTGACGCGATCCGGCTGTTGGACGAGCCGTCGTACTTTATTGAGCATTATCTCGGTGAAGAACCGTTCGACTACCAGAAGGACTTCATGGATGAGGAGACAAAGCGTAAGGCTGCTGTTTGTGGAAGACGTGTTGGGAAGTCCACGATGGCGTCATGGCTTGCACTTTGGTTCGCGATTACTCACGCCAACGCCGAGATTCTCATTACGGCGAAGGCACAGCGTCAGTCGATGGAACTGTTCAATGAGGTAAAAAAGCAGATTCGTCAAAGTGACATTGGTGAAGAACAATGGGGAATCACGCGAGACACAAGAACTGAAATCAATTTTGACAACGGTTCGCGAATTCTATGCCTTCCTGTTGGAACTGACGGAAGCAACATTCGTGGATACGGAACTGACCTCCTTATCGTAGACGAGGCGGCGTTCATCCCTGACGAGATTTTCCAACAAGTGCTTTCTCCGATGCTCGCAGTTGGAGACTCGAACTTTATTCTACTCTCGACGCCCTTCGGAAAGAAAGGCTTTTTGTACGAGCGATTCAACGACGACAACTGGCACACACTTCAGGTACCGACGTGGAATAACCCGATGATTGACGACGAATTCATCGAGGAACAGCGTCGTAACTTGACGCCGACACAATTCCGGCAGGAGATTAAAGGAGAATTTGTTGAAAGTGCAGATTCCTTCTTCACACGCGAAGAATTGATGAATTGTGCGACGGAGACAGTTCGCCGAGAGGATATGCAAATTGCGTATCTCGGTGTGGACCTTGCGTCAACTGGTGGCGACGAGTCGGTGTACGTCTCGGTTGACGGTAATGGTAATGTGTTTGACATTGAGCATACGTCGAATAAGTCGATGACTGATGCGATGGGTCGCGTGCGCGAACTTGATTCCTATCACGATTACACGACAATTATGATAGACGCGACTGGTTTGGGTACTGGCGTCGTTGACCAAATTAAAGAAGACCTCGGTCGCAAAGTCGAAGGATTTAAGTTCACTAACGAGAAAAAGCAGTCGCTGTACAATACGTTGAAGAACCAACTTCAGGAAGGCAAAATCTCGTATTCGTTCATCCCCGGCAAAGATGAGGCTGAGAATAAGATGGTTGACCAATGTCTCGAACTTGAGTACGAGTACACGTCAACTGGCCGAACAAAGATTCATCACCCGACAGGTGGGCACGACGACTTCAGTGATGCTCTCGCGCTTGCAGTATGGGCGAAGAGTCAGAAGAACCTCGCTCGTTCTGATAAGGAGTCGATGAAGCCGTTTAATCTTGGCTCAATCCGCTAATCGAAAGACTTAAATACTAAGAATCATAATACTTACGTAACCACATACCTTAAAAGTGGTCTGACGAGATGGGTAGGGTCCATCGAAACGGTGAATTTGAAATGACACGACAACTTCACGACACAGGAGAAGAGTACTACCAAGACAAACTCGATGGTGAAACGTTTGATATTGGTCTGTACGACGACAGCACAGACAATCTACAGGATGCAGACGACGTAGCGTCTATTACGACAGAGCCTGCTGACGGGAACTACACTCGTCAGACCGCCGTCTCGTTCGGTTCCGCTGATTCGAGTGGTGACTGGACGCTCACGAATGACGCGCAGGTTTCGTTTGACGTGACTAATACGACTGGTGACGTTGATTCGTACTTTATTGTCGTCAACTTTGACTCTGACGACGCTGGCGACGGTGGTACCGCACAGGACCACCTTCTCGCCACTGGTGCCCTCTCGCAGAATTATGCGCTTGGGAACCTTGACGAACTCAACCTCTCCGCTAACGGTATCGGTACGTCGCTCTCGTAAATTCGCCACTTATTTTTAACCTTTGGTGAATAGTAGTTAAACTCATTAGTAGAAATTTATTATGGTAAATGCACCGACAAATCTTTCTGTAAAAGAAGTTTCCAATGGTTTTGAATTGTCGTGGTCAGTAAATGACAATAACACTACAGGAAATATTGCTATTGAACGCT